AATGGAGTTACTGGCTATTCAAACTGCAAAAACTCTCGATCTTGATATTGCTGGGATTGATCTTCTCTTTCATCCTGACGGATATCGAATCTGCGAAGCAAACTCCTCCCCAGGATTCAAAGGGTTTGAGGCAGCGTTAGATATCAATATACCCCAAAAGGTATTTGATTATGCAAAGTTAAGAGCAGGGGTTTAGTGCCAGAATTTGTCCCAGGAGTGTTTATTATTTTGGGGTGTGGATTGATCTTCACCCTATATTGTGTTGTCTATATATTAAGACTAGCACATAAGGAGATGCACGATGGGAGCAATGGTTCCACCCAGCAGGAAGAGCTGCTACAACTTCCGAGTAGTGGAGATCAACAGAGTCCTGGACGGGGACACGATTGATGTAACTATCGACCTCGGATTTGATCTGTATAAGAAAGAGCGTGTGAGAGTTGCTGGAGTAGATACTCCAGAGAAACGTACTAAAGATGATGAAGAGAAAGCATTAGGTTATGACGCTACTCACTGGTTGGAAGAAAGACTTAAGGGCGCTATTGAAGGGGACGACGATCTCGTTATTCGTACTGAGCTCGTTGGTGGGGTTGGAAAGTATGGGCGTCTTCTCGGCTGGCTCTACATTGGAGACGCCGACGTGTCCCTCAACGAGCAAATGATTGACGAAGGATATGCTTGGGCGTATGATGGTGGCACTAAGCAAAAAGATTTTGAAGAGCTTAAGGAAATTCGTAGAGCGCATGGCACCCTTGTAGAATGATTAAAGTTTTTGATGATGTATTTACTCCCCAAGAGATTTGGTGGATGAATCACTATATGGAAATGTTTGATGGTTGGCAGTTAATTTTTGACGACGATCAAACCCAACGTGGTAGCACCTATTCTCTTGGTAGAGTAATTGATAAACCCAACTTTGGGCAATTTGAAGACTTCTGTATTCGTGCTCTTAATCGCAGGATTAAAGACCACATTCCAGATTTTCATAGAGTGGTATACAATGCTTTCCGCAGCTCGGATTCTCCTAATCTTCATATTGATGGTGAATTTGAGGGAGCAATAACAGTCATGATCTATCCTAATTTAGAGTGGAAACCTCAATGGGGTGGAGAGACAGTGTTATATGAAGACGGTGAGTGTATAGATACTGTAGTGCCCAAACCTGGAAGGGTTGTGATGTTTCCTGGAAACATGCTACATGGCGCTAAAGCACCTAATCAGAATGCTGATGCTGTTGCTAGGTTTAGCGTAGCGTTTCAATTCTGCCCTGGTCAGGATGAGGAGATGTATTTCCATGCAGAATCTCAACCTAAAAATACTAGACCGTTTCCTCCAGTTGAATAATGCAACAGAATGACATCTATCTTGGTAATCCTAACCTCAAGCGTGCTAACGTTGCTCAAAACTTCACGCCTGAGGAAGTAAAGGAGTTTGTCAAGTGTAGTAAAGATCCTGTTTATTTTATCAAGAAGTATATCAAGATCATCTCATTGGATAAGGGTCTTATTCCTTTTGAGATGTATGACTTTCAGGATAAGATGGTTGAAAGATTTCACGAGAATCGATTCAACATCGCAAAACTACCTCGTCAGTCTGGTAAGTCAACGGTGGTTACTGCATATCTTCTTTGGTATGCGATCTTTAATGACAACGTAAACATTGCCATCCTTGCTAACAAGGCAGCGACGGCAAGAGAAATGCTCCAACGTCTCCAACTATCTTATGAAAACCTCCCCAAGTGGCTCCAGCAAGGCGTCGTCAACTGGAACAGAGGTAGTCTGGAATTGGAGAATGGAAGTAAGATCATGGCTGCATCTACTTCCGCTTCTGCTGTCAGGGGCATGTCTTTTAATATCATTTTTCTGGACGAATTCGCGTTTATTCCGACACACATTGCTGATGAGTTCTTTTCATCTGTGTATCCTACTATTTCTTCTGGTAAGTCTACAAAAGTGATCATCATCTCCACGCCCAAGGGGATGAATATGTTTTACAAACTCTGGCATGATGCGGAGAAGGGCAAGAATGAATACGTTACCACTGAGGTGCATTGGTCTGAGGTCCCTGGAAGAGACGCAGACTGGAAAGAGCAAACAATTCGCAACACGTCAGAAGAGCAGTTTAACCAAGAATTTGAATGCGAATTCCTTGGATCTGTTAACACACTAATTACATCATCAAAACTCAAGACACTTGTCTACGATGATCCTGTAACATCAAATGCTGGTTTAGATGTCTATGAAGATCCTATTCCAGAGCATACCTATGTGATGACGGTTGACGTTGCTCGTGGTATTACAAAAGACTATTCGGCATTTACAGTTATAGACACCACAACAATCCCGTATAGATTGGTAGCGAAGTATCGAAACAATACAATCAAACCGCTACTATTCCCCAATGTAATTCTAGATGTTGCCAAGGCATACAACCACGCATACACTCTGGTTGAAGTTAATGACATTGGTGGACAAGTAGCAGATACTCTCCAGTTTGATCTGGAGTATGATAATTTATTGATGTGCTCCATGCGTGGACGTGCTGGGCAGGTTGTGGGTCAGGGATTCTCAGGATCTAAAGTGCAACTGGGTGTCAAGATGTCCACTACAGTTAAGAAGACTGGGTGTGCAAACATGAAGCAGTTGATTGAGGATGATAAACTAATCTTCACCGACTATGATATCATTGCAGAATTAACTACCTTTACTCAGCGTGGTCAAGCATGGGAGGCAGAAGAGGGATGCAACGATGACCTTGCAATGTGCTTGGTAATTTTCTCTTGGTTGGCAACTTCAGATTACTTCCGAGAGTTGCATGATTCTGATGTGCGAGCACGCATGTATGCTGAGCAAAAAGAAGCGATCGAAGCAGACATGGCACCATTTGGTTTTATGGATGATGGGTTAGGCACGGAAACTTTTGTCGATCCTGATGGGCAGGTTTGGCAAACGGATGAGACTGTTGGTGATTATGGAGATATGTCTTATATGTGGGACTACCGCTAATGGACTTTGAAGAGGAGTTTGAATTAGGTGATCTAATTTTTGTTGAGAGGCAGTGTCGCAAATGCCTAAGAACACTCTCCTTGGTAGAAGATTTTTATAAGACAAGACCAGATAGAGGTAAGAGTCCATCGGCATACTCTTATGAATGCAAGCAATGCACTGTCAAAAGAGTGGCAAAGAGTAGAAAGAAGTCTAGGAAATGGATCACAGACTATCCTGATTGGTGATCACGTCATGTTTCCCCTCTGAAATTATACTTTTTAATAAATAATTTCAGCATCCGAACTTGATTCATTCAGGAGATTTAACAGATGGCATCTACACAGCTTTCACCAGGGGTTGTTGTACTTGAAAGGGATCTAACCAACGTCGTAAACGCTACGGTTGATAACGTAGCAGCTCTCGTTGGTGCCTTTGAAAAAGGTCCCGTAGAAGAAGTAACAACAGTAACTAGCGAGAAGGAACTTCTCGCAATCTTCGGTCGCCCCACCGAATATAACTACGAGTATTGGTTTACTGCAGCACAGTATCTGATCTATGGCGGCGTTTGTAAGCTCGTAAGAGCACATAACGATTCGCTGAAGAATGCGATTGATACTGCACAGTATATCGTTGCTTCTTTCAGTGCATCAGACACCGAGTTGACTGTTGAGTCTTCAACAGACTTCGACGTTAACGATGTCCTCCTGATCGACTCCGAGCTTCTGGTTGTCCAAGGCATTTCTGGTAACGATGTTACCGTGCTGCGTGGTCAACTGGCAACCTCTGCTGCATCTCACGGTGCTGCTGCTCCTATCACTCTGATCGAGCCTGCAGGCACCAGCTCCACAATCAATGAGGGTGCAACCTTCACCGATTCGGATGGCACACTGACCGTTACCTCTGCTACTGCTCTTGCAGGTGGCACCAACTCCTACATCCGTGTGGACGACGAGTTCATGCAGATCACTGGTGTTTCTGGTAACAACCTGAATGTTACCCGTGGCGTGCTCGGATCAACTGCTCAGGCACACACCGATGGATCTTCAGTTTCACTGGTTAACGTAACTGTCCAGAAGACTGAGATTGCTGAGCGCACTGCAACTGGTGTTGTTGCTCCTCTGATCAAGAATGCTCAGGAGTATGAGACCAGTGTTGAGTATGCTGCAAACCAGTGGAAGTGGGCAGCAAAGACTGCTGGTGCTTACGGTAACAGCGTCCGCGTGGTGATCACTGACGCAGGTCCTGATCAGGTGCTGTATCTGGCACAACCCAACGCAACTGAGTGGGACTTCGTGCCTGGCGCTGAAGTTTCTTACTCAAACGCTAATATCTACGGTAAGGTTTATTCCTACACCGTGATCATCACCCTGGAAGACAACGCTGCTCTGGTTGGATCCTTCGAGAAGGATGCATTCATCACCGCTGTGTCTGGTGGTGTTACTGGTCGCGTTGTTGCTTGGGATCCCGAAACCCGTCAACTGGAAGTTGAAGTCGATGATTCTTCTTCTGACGTGCTGGAGGTCGGTGATACTGTTTCTGAGCTGGCA